TTATGTAGCGACCGCCTCTTCATCCGCCTCCGCGCCGCGCCGCAGGTGCGCGCGCGCCGTCTCGAACAAGGCCCGCGCGTCGTCCAGCGTCTTGACCCGGCCGAGCGCCTTGGCGTCCGACAGCACGCGCCGCCAGCCTCGCGCGCCGGCCACGCCGCGATACAGCCCCAGCATGTGGCGCACCGCCGCGCCGGCATATCCACCCCGCTCCACCCAGCGGCCGATGTAATCGACCATTGCGTCTTCGACCTCGGCGCGCGTGGGCGCGACCGTGTCGGCGCCGTAGTAGCGCGCATCGAAGCTCGCCATCAGGTGCGGGTGGCGATAGGCCTCGCGGCCGATCATCACGCCGTCGACGTGGGCGAGATGCGCGTCGATCTGCTCCAGCGCCTGCACGCCGCCGTTCAGCAGGATCTCCAGTTGCGGAAAATCGCGCTTGAGTTGGTAGACCACCTCGTAGCGCAGCGGCGGGATCTCGCGGTTCTCCTTCGGGCTCAGGCCCTTCAGGATGGCGTTGCGCGCATGCACGATGAAGGTCTCGCAGCCGGCCTCGGCGATGGTGCCGACGAAATCGCGCACGAAGTCGTAGGTCTCGATCGCATCGATGCCGATGCGGTGCTTGACCGTGACCGGAATCGACACCGTATCGCGCATCGCCTTGACGCAATCGGCCACCAGCTTCGGCTCGGCCATCAGGCACGCGCCGAACGCGCCGCGCTGCACGCGCTCGGACGGACAGCCGCAGTTCAGGTTGATCTCGCGATAGCCCCAGCGCTCGCCGAGGCGGGCAGACTGGGCCAAGTCGCCGGGCTCGCTGCCGCCGAGCTGCAGTGCGACCGGGTGCTCCATCTCATCGAAGTCGAGGTGGCGCGGCACGTCGCCGTGCAAGAGCGCGCCGGTGGTCACCATTTCCGTGTAGAGCCAAGTGTGGCGGGAGATCTGGCGGTGGAAATAGCGACAGTGGCGATCAGTCCAGTCCATCATCGGGGCCACACTTAAACGCCTGGGCGTTGATTTCATTAAATTTTTCCGCAAATTCAATCGCTTACACCCCAATTGCCTCTGTGCGATTTTCAGTCGTTCGACCGCGTTTCCGCTCGTTTTTACTGTCAGGTGCTACGATGTTGCACCGAAATTTCTTGCGTAGCACCTAAAGGCATGGGAACCATCAGTGAGCGAAAGCGCGGGGACGGCAGTATAGGGTACACGGCCCAGATCCGCCGGAAGAAAGGCGGCGTGGTCGTCTACACAGAAGCCAAGACCTTTGACCGCGCACCAGCGGCCAGCGCGTGGCTCAAGAAACGAGAGAAAGAGCTTGCCCAGCCTGGCGCGCTAGAAACCGCCAGGGAAGAAGACCCCATGCTGTCCGAGGTGATCGATCGCTACATGCGCGAATCCACCCGCAAGCTCGGCAAGACCAAAGAACAGGTCCTTCGCACCATAAAGGCATCATTTCTGGGCGCGAAGCGCTGCAGTCAGCTTACCAGCCCCGACTACGTCACCTACGGGCAAAGCCTGGGCGTACAACCGCAAACGGTCGGCAATTACATGTCGCACCTGGGCGCCGTCGTCATGGTAGCGCGACCGGCCTGGGGGTACCCACTGGATTCAACAGCGCTAGAGGATGCGCGGATCGTGCTCAAGCGCCTGGGGAAAACAAGCAAATCCAAGCAGCGTGATCGGCGACCGACAATGGCGGAGCTGGACTTGTACATGACCCACTTCATCAATATCCGGAAAAAGCGGCCGCACTCCAACCCCATGGCCGCCATTATCGCGTTCGCCATTTTCTCGACGCGTCGTCAAGAGGAAATCGTCACCATTCGCTGGGCAGACCTCGACGAGGCAGGCAGCCGCGTGCTCGTGCGGGACATGAAACACCCCGGCGAAAAAATTGGGAATGACACTTGGTGCGACCTACCCCCCGAGGCGCTGCAGATAATCCTCACGCAACCACGATCGGACAAGCGGATATTCCCGTACTCTGCAGATGCGGTCTCTGCAGCGTTTACTCGAGCGGGCCCGGTGCTGGGAGTCGAAGATCTCCATTTCCACGACTTGCGACATGAAGGCACCAGTCGCCTGTTTGAGATGGGCTGGAATATTCCCCACGTCGCAGCAGTCACCGGCCATCGGAGCTGGTCGAGCCTGAAGCGCTACACACACCTTCGCCACGTTGGAAATCGGTTTGAGGGGTGGCATTGGCTATCCATCATCGCCCCGCTGCCGCCCATCCCTCGCTAGCGCGTTAGGCATCAACGCGTCATATGCCCGCTCGCAGGCGAGTCCGGCGGACCTGAGGTTGTCGGCATATTCGCCAAGCTGTCCCGCAGCGCCGTCAGTCCGGCGGAGCACGTCGACGAGCACATCGAGGGGGTCTCCACCAGGCTGACGCGCGCTTGCGCCGGCAGCGGCGGAATCGCCGGCGGCGCGACTGGCTGCAACGAGCTGGGAAACTCGCTCGCGCAGCCGGTCAGCAGCATTCCCAGCAGCGCGAGCATCAGCACGCGCGACAGCAACTTGTTGTGTGGCTTCATCTGCAATCTCCGAAATTTCCTTCGTACGGCGCTGCTCTTCGATGCGCGCCTCGTCCGTGGCCTTGATCTGCACGCGGGCCGCATCGAGCGCAGCCTTTGTGCGCTCGGCCGCAAATGCCCGGGCATCAATGCCGTGCTGCTGGATCCGCCCGGCCCCGTAGGACAGCGCCAACGCCAGCACCACGGCCAACCACACGCGGGGATCGAGAAACATCATGTCGCGCTCCTTTTCTTGAGCCAGCAGCGCAATTCGAGCCACCAGAATCCCCATAGCACGCAAATGGCAACCGCCACATTCAGCGCGACCTCGGGGAAGCTATGACACGCCACGGGAATGACCATGTTGCCTAGTGCGGCTGCATTGACCAGCGCCAGCACCACCGCGCCGCCTGTCCGTGTCGGCACCTTGTGCGTGAGAACCGCCCAGAGGGCCCCCACAAAAATGGTGGCGTTGGCCACCACGTTGATGGATGCGAGCATGCTCACTCCTTCGCGCCAATGACACGCCGACGCAGGTCGTTGAGAAATTCGGGAATCTGCTGCATGGCGTTGTTGACGATGGCCAGACCGAAGACGGCGGCCGACGCCACTGCAAGCATGTGGGTGTATGAGCCCGGCACCAGGGCGAAGCGCTCGACGGCCGCGCCCCCGGCCAGGCAGCCGATGCCGAGGCTACTGAGAAACGACAGCACGCGCTGCCACCAGGTGCCGGGAAGAAACCGCAGTGCGATCGCCGCACCCAACCCCGCCGCGCCACCCACCTTTGCTGCCACCACCAGTTCCTGTTCCGTCATTTATGCCGCCCCCTCTTGTCCACCGCACAGTAGGTAATGCGCGCGCAGCTCTTCAAACTTCTGTTCGTGTTGGCCGTAGCCCGCCCCGGGTAGGCTCGCCCAGATATTTCGGCACTTCGCGATCGCGTCTGCCAGGCGGCCGGCCTTGATGTCTGCCAACGCTCCCCGCTCGCGGATCTGCTGGATGGCGATAGCGTCCTGCGCCGCTGGGCCGAAATCCCGCAGACCGAGCTGGCGCTTGTAGACGTCGTAGTACCTGGCCAGCAGTTGGTAACGGCCGGCTGCTGTCGATTTGATGCCCAGCCGCGGCAGATCGACCAGGGTTCTAGGATGGTCGGCGTACCCCGTGAACAGACCACCCCCGACCAGCACGTCATAGCCGTGATCGCGCGTCAGCTGCCGGCCGTTGTCGGTACCCTCGCTGAAGCCCAGCATATCGAGATAGGCGGCCGCGTTTTGCCCGCCCAGACTCGCGGGATCTGTAAATGGCATGTGTACTCCGAAAAAAGAAAAACCCGCCGGATGGCGGGTGTTAGAGATGAAAGGATCGCGGTAAAAACTGCTTGGAATGGCCGTTTTCATGAAGCGCACTCACGATCTAAACTAAGAGTGCCCAGACCGCTCCAGCGGCCAAGGCCGCAGCGCGGAACAACTACAAAACGATGGGGGTCCCCTTGCAAGCAATTCGCATTGCCGCTCTATTTGCGCTCGCCGCAACGACTGGGTGCGCAGCACCCTCCAACAACGAAGAACCGGTTGCCTGGCGCATGGATCGCGAGGAGCACGCAGCGCGCGTCCGCGTTTTCCAATGCCGGGATGAAGTGGCCCGCGGCAGTCGGTCCGACTGCAAGCTGGAGATTGCCGAGCTAGCCAAGGTGGAAGCGGCGCGCCGCTACACGACCTACTCCGATGTGAGCAACATCGGCGCCATGCACATCGAATAGTCAGATGTTGGCCACGTCGATTAGCACGGCCTGTCGGGAGCGCTGATCGACGAAGAGCGTCGCGCCTCCATCTCCATCTCCGCCAACCGCGTTCACGTTGACCTGCGTCCAACGCATTCGGACGCCGTTGGGCAACGCCCGCAATCCGTCGCCACACGTGATGGCGAGTTCCGATGCCGCGTAATGTGTTCCCATCCGCTCCATCGAAAGGACGACAGCGTAGGTGCCGACCTGGGACATCGTGTAGTCGTTGTAATCGGTGAGCGTTAAGGGCTGGCCGCCCGCCAGCGTGAAAACAGCGACGGGATTGAAGTACTTGTAGTTCGAGTCGAACGTGCAAACACCGTCGCCACGAAAAACCTGCAGCCCAATACCGTGCGCCACCGGCGGCACCTGATCGAAAATGTAATAGGTGAGCGCCGTACCATCCCAATCGGTCGTCGTGTTCACGCAAAGGCGAAATGTCCAAGTGCTGCCACTCTGCCGGACATCTCCCAAGGCCACAGCATAGTTGGCACGCACAGCGATGATGGGCGCCACCCCGGTCACGCTGACCTCGGCCATCTTGAATGCGGGAACGTACCCATCCGGGGTTGCAGTGGCGGGCGTTAGTTGCCCCTTTGCGATCAAGCCCAAATTGACATAGTTCTCGTCGATCTGGAGCACGCCGCCGTTGTTGAAGGCCTGGAATCCTGCTGGCATCAATACACCCCAACATATACGGTTACCGACTGCGTATCGCCCGGGAAAGGGATCGACCAAGATACCGTCGTCCCGGAAATCGAGATTTGCGGCAGATTTGAAGCCCCCACCGCCGACGACCAGCCGGTTTGCACGATATAGAACGCCGCACCTCGAGCCAGGCCCGGAACGCTGACCGAGCCGGCCGTGGTGCCGGTGTTGAAGACCCCGACTATCGCACCCAGCCGATCGGTCAATCGCACCACCGGCCGGCCGGACGCGTCGTACACCTCCAGTCCGACCGGCATCACCAAATCCCCATGCGAACACGCAGCACGTTGTTCGAGTCGTACACAGCGATCACCGAGTCAGTAATGGTCAGGTAGCCAGCCCCCACCGGTCCGTACATCGTGAGCGAGCCGTTCTTGTCGAGCTTCCACCGAGGGTTCCCACCCGCCCCCAATGCCGTCGACTGGATGGTGCTGCCGATCTTGGCGTTGGTGATGGTGCCGTCCTGAATGAACGCCGAGTCCATGAACACCTGACCGCCCTGAATCACCAGCGGGGTGAGCACGCTGTTGCCGTTCGGGTGGATGACGCCGAAGCGATCCGCCGCAATCAGCACCTGGCTCTCAACAATGCCGTTGTTGTTCTCGACGCCCACGCCGATGCCAGCCAAGTACGTCCGACCGTTGGCAGCAATCTGCGTTTTGATGGAGTACATCGCGGCCAACTTCCCGTTCTGATCAGCCACCGCCTGCTGGGCCACCTGCACGGCCGCCGTGTTCTGCGCGACCGTGGCCTGCATTGTGTCGACGCGCTGCGCTACCGCTCGCCCGGCGTCCTCGAGCACCGATTGCGTCGACACAATGCCCGCGAAGACATGGTCGTCGCCCGCATAGTTGGTGTCGCTGCCAGCCATCGGCGGCTCGATACTGTCGATCGCCGAAAGGAGGTCTGCCCCGAGTTGCGTCTTGCCGATCTGGCCGTTCAGGTAGTCGAGGATGTCCGACGCCTGCGAGCTGCTCGCGCCAGGGACGCCCGCGCCGCTGGGATACCACGCCCCGATGTTCCCTGACTTGTCGACCAGGCGCGCCCAAAAAAAGAACTGCGCGCCGGCAGCCAAGCCCATCATCGTGTGCGTGTTCGCCGGAAATGCAAAGTCCCCCAGCTTGATCGCATCGTCACGGTTCGGTGTCTTGCTGTACCAAATCTCAGTGCGCTCAACGTCGAGCGGGCCGGTCGGGAATGCCCAGTCAAGTCGAATACCGAACACGATGGCCGTCGTCAGCAGCGTCCCGACGACGGGCGGCGGGCTCGTCTTGCCCTGCAGCGGCGTTTCCGGCGAATACGCCGGCGCGGACGCCACATCCAGCGCATTGATCGCGCGCACGCGAGCAACGTAAGTTCCTGCGTAGATGTTGCGCACCTCGACACTCAGCGACCCTGTACGCCCGGCGCTGACCCACTCGCCGTTGTCGCGCCGCCAGTCCACGGTGTACGCGATGGCGTTGGCAGCCGGCTTCCAAGCGATCACCGCCGTGGTCACGGCAATTCCCTGGTCGATCGCGCTGTAGGTGCTCAGCGTCACGTCCGTAGGCGGCGGCTGCACGGACGGCGGAATCACGGAAATCGGGCGCGCCTCGATGCGCGTACCGTGGTCGACGGCCGAGTACTTCGACGGGTTGTGCTGCAGCGCTGCGATCTCAAACGCGAGGCCGTCGTCCTCCGAAACCGACACGACACGGAACAGCTGCGTCTTGAGGTCCGCACTCTCGATGGACCAAACTGCCTCGGCCTGCACGGCAAGCGACCAATCTGCCGTGACGGTAACGGCATTCCCAGCGATGTCGCCGATGGTGCGGCGCTGGGCCGTGCCATCGGTCATGTTGACCACCAACGTGTCGCCGATGGCCGCCACCGGCGCGCGGTCGAGCGTCACCGTACGCCCTGCCGCTGACCGCACGCGCCCACCATTCGAGCGCCCCGCTCGAGCTGGGTCCGCGATCTCGATGATCGAGCCCGGCATGACCACCGCTGCGTCCAACCCGACCTTGAACGTGACCGTCTCGGTCTCAAGGCGACTGGTGAGCAGAATCCACTGGCCGACGCGCTGCGCCTGCGCCTGGGACGTGCACCCAAAGGCGGTCACCTCGGTTTGCTGAATCCCGTAGCGTGCAATGCCGTCTGGATCCTGCACGGGCTCGACCTTGGAAACGTATCGGTCGGCCGGGTTATTCCACGAAACGAGCGCCACCGTCTTTCGCGCCCGCTTGGCACTGCCGGCATAGGTGAATTTCCCGTCGATGACATTGCCCGCATGGAACAGGTAGGACGCGGTGCTGGGCATGTCCGCCACAGCCACCACGTTGCCAGCCGCCCAGAACGCCATGCCCCGGAAAACGCTCGCCAGATCCTGCAGAACGGCATACGCATCGCTGCGCTGTTGCAGGTAGCAATTGCAGGTGAAGCGCGGCTCCTGACCACCGCGACCGTCCGGAACCAGCTCGTCGCAGTACTGGCCGATCTGGTACAGCGACCATTTGTCGACCATGGCCGCATTGACCCGATCGCCCAAGCCGTAACGCGTGTGCAGCACCAGGTCGTAAAACACCCAAGCGGGGTTGTTGCTGTAGGCGACCTTGAATGTGCCGTCCCAGAGGCCGGAATACGTGCGAGTGGCAGGATCGTAGTTGCTCGGCACCCGGATTACGCGGCCGCGCATGTGATACGCGCGCGTCGGAATATTGCTGAACTGGCGGGCATCGATCCGGATACCAACCAATGCAGAGTTCGGATAACGCAGCTTGGCGTCGATCACCTCGGCAAACGATTCGACGCGCGTCGTGTCGGCAACCGTGCCGCTGTTCGCGTTGGGCGTGGTGCGGCTTACGCGCACGGTCCATCCGTTGACAGCCGGCGGCAACTCAATGCGGTGCGTGCGCACGTACTTGTTCGTCGTCTTGCCGTCGAAGGCTGCAGTCATCACGCGCTGAAACGCGCCGCCGTCTGTGGACAGATCGATTGCGTATTCGACACGGTAGCCGTTGATGTTGCCGTTGCTCGTGTCCGCCTTGGACAATGCCAGCACCGAGAGCTGCACGCGCACAGCGGATAGCTGGGTGTTCGCAACTGCGCGCGTCCAGGGCACCGCCGACGTCAGCTCGACGCCCACCGTCGTTTCGTTCTCAACGGAGGGGAAGCCGGGGATGTGGTCCTGATCCTGCGTTCCGGAGCGATAGTCGATCGCGACGTTTTGGAAATTCAGCGAGCCGTCGGCGTTGGCCAACGGCGTGCTATCCAGATAGATGCTCTGAAGCCCGTTCACGAGCCCGGCGACCTCTCCCTCCGACAGCAAATCGAGGATGCGCGCGTAAGCGATCGAATGCAGGCTGTCGGGCGACTCCACCGGCGAGCTGCCGCCGCCCCCATCCTTGCCGCCGCCGTAGCCAATGATGTTTTTCAATTCGGACCGCCCAAAGAAAAGCCCTGCGACTGCGGGGCCATGGAATACGTAGGGAATTGGGAAAGGGCCTAAACCTGATCTTCTGCGTAGATGCCGCCGGAGATCACCGCCGAACCGATCAGCATTTCGCCGTACAGCAGCGGGACCGGGTTGCCCTGGGCACTGGTGTTGACGGGGCCGTTGAAGTTGTAAGAAGCACCGTTCTGTGGCGAATCCTTGGACGACAGCCCGCGCGGTTGCGGCGAAAGCATCTGCACGACGCCGCCGAGCATCATGGCCGCGCCCATTTGCATCATCCCCACGCCAACAGCGGCCAGCGATCCAGCGCTGAAATAGCTAATGGCTGCACCAACCACCACCAACACAGCGCCAAGGATCGTTTGCAACACCCCGCCCCGCTTGTTCCCCACCAGCACCGGCGCGATACGGATCTCGCCTCGCCCGGGCGGCAATTCGAGCTCTTCCTTGATCAGGTTGCGATTGCCCACAAACACGGCGTAGGTGACGCCCTTGTCGCGGCTCTCGATGAGTTCACGCTTGAAGCCCGCCAACAGCACGCACAGCGCCTGAATCGCCTCGGCCGGACTGGCGACGGCGAGCTCGAAGCGGCGGCCGAAACGCGCCCCGAGCCTGCCGTACAGGCGAACAGTTCTGATTTTTTCCGATGTCGCGCACATAAAACAAAACCCGCCGAAGCGGGTTCCTATTCAGTTGATATTGATTAGCGGTGCGTGGTGGCCTCCAACGAAGGGCCATCGCCTGGCCGCACCGCGATCCGGTAGTACCGGGTTCGCCCAGCCGTCAGCAACACCTCAATCTCGCGCCGCTCGCTGCTCGGCATGAGACAGAACCCCGCATCGCCTGGCGAGCCCACGCCAATTACGTGCTCACCGGCAAGCAGGTTGAAACTGGCGGTCTCGCCCGCTTTGAAGGCGGCGGCAAGCTTGCCATCCACGTAGAAGCCCAGCGCGCAGCCGCCCGCAAGAAAACCGGCATCACGCGTGACCACCACATGCCCCGCCGTCGAATCGGATGCAGCCTGATACGCCAGCAAGCGCGCCGCCGGCACAGGTCGCGCCTCATCAAGCGACACGGAAGACGTTGCACATGCCGCAACAAACGGCGCCACCGCAGCAACAGCCAGCAAACGAAGCATTCGGGCCTCCAAAGACGTGAAAGCCGCGATCATAACGCCGACTGGTGCCGCAGCACGCACCGCGTGATCTCTTGCCAGTAGCCCCCGTACACGTCGCGCGAAGACAGCCGGCCGTGCAGGTGGTGCAGCATGTGGCCGTCACCAAGGTACACGGCGGCGTGATTCGGCACCGGCGCCCGCAGTTGCATGAGGATGACGTCCCCCTGCTGCTCGGGCATGTCCTGGGACACGACGCGAAACCCTGCCTCGGCGTAATGCTGCATGTACAGATCGCCGCCCTCAGCCCACCAGTTGTCGTGCCGCTCGAAGTCTGGCAGGTGGACGCCCCTCTCACGTGCGTACCAGTCTGCCACCAGTGAATAGCAGTCGAGAATGCCGTGCGCAAACTGGCGGCCGACGAGCGGCGCCTGATAGCCACAGGGCTCGATGCTGCGCACGTCGTCGGCAGGCCAAGCGATGATGTGCCACGGCACGCCCGAGGCCTCGCATGCGACGCGGTCGGCTTGGCTGGGCTCGGCGCTCGCGTTCGGGTGGCTGTGCACCACGGCCATCACCTCGCCCATGTCTTCCGCCGCTGCGTAGTCTTCGGCTGGCATCTCGAAATGCTCTGTGCCAACGGCCACGTTGCGACACGCCACATAGCGCTCGCGCCCGTTGACCACCACGACGAGCCCGCACGCCTCCCGCGGGAATTCGCGCGCGGCGTGCCGGCGCGCGTCCTCTAAGGTCTGTTGCTGCATATCAGGTCCGTACCAGGTCAGCCGCCGGATACGCTCCAAACGGCAGCGGGCTGTTGGCGCCGAATCGGCACTTGCAGGACGACAGCCGGCCACCGCACTTGTCGAGCGACGGGTCCGTAACGGGGTTGTCGTCACGATCGAACATGGCAGCGCCGGTGTAGCCGCAGTTGGGTCCGCGATACCCGCCGATCATCAACCACATGCACACGTTGGCGACGATTTGACGACGCGGGAGCTGCACGCCGTTGAAGTCCAGCGCGCTGGAAAGCTCAAACTCGACGGTCTCTTTGGTCTCGGCCGTCTTCTGCTCGACGTACCACTCTTCGATTGGCAGCTCCTCGGCAGGATCCGCCTCGGGGTTGCCCTCGGGAAAATTCCGCGCATCGAGGAAGCGACCGAGCGTGCGGCGACGGCGCAGCTTCGCGCCAACCAGATCGTTGGCGTACAGGCAGACGGCCGAGATGGACCCATCGACGTTACCAACCGTGAGCCTGGGCGACGGCTGCTGTCCCTGCCCTGTGCGCGCGAAGCCCTTGCCCTCGATTGGCCAAGGGCTGTATTCGCTGCCCTGCCACCAGATCGAGCCGACTTGCGTGTAGCCGTGGAAGCGCAGCAGGTCGGCGCCGATCTGCGTGGCATCGAGCTCGAACAACTCGAGCAGAGCGCCCGGCTCCAGGCGCTGGATGTCAGCAGTGATTTTCACTTGGCCTCCAATGCCTCCACCCGAGCACGCAGCGCGTCATTCAGCACAGCCAATTCCTGCACTGCGCCAAACAGCACGGCAACCAGTGGCAGCAAGGACAGCGTCTGCGGAACGATATTGCCCTCCTCGTCAACCGCATCTTTCTCGCCTTGGACGGCGCCAGGAATATGCGAGACGTTGTGCGCAAAGAACCCGAGCCGCCGAACGCCGTCATCCTTGAAAACCCCTACCCCCTTAAAGAGGTAGGTCAGAACGTCGACCTGTCGGACCGCCGCAAGGGCGCCTCCATAGGACTCAGCACCGTGCTTTACGCGGTAGTCCGAAGTGGTCGCCAGCGTCCCGATTCGAACGACGTCGACATAGAGATCTGCCGCCGAGCCGTTCCAATAGATCCTGAATATATTCGGGTACCCACGGACGAGGCTACCCGCGGCCGCTCCATCGACAGTGAGGCTCATTGCGCCGATGTTGCTGTCCCAACCGAGAAGGAACGTGTTTGCGCTTGCGGCAGCGACTGGACGGGGGAGGTTGGCAGAATCCCATGGCGTCGCGGCCGCAAATGAGGGTCTCGATGCAAACGAGACTTGCCCGTTCGCCCCAATGGAAAGTGCGTCGGTATAAGTTGAAGGCGTCGCTGTCATCCGTGCCACGCCCAGCGCGCCTCCCTCGGCCCGGATTCGCCAGCGCCCTGCGGGCGCCGTCTGATCAGACTCGACAAGATTCATCACCGGGGCCGCGCCCGTGACTGTCATGCCCGTCGTAAGCGCCGCATTGTCAGCACTGGCCTTACCTGCAAGGGCGGCGTCATTTGCGGTAAATGCGTCAGCAATCTTGGCCATATTGGCATTGGTTTTGCTGTTCGCCGTGCGCTGGGTGTCGCCATCTTTCCCCGCTGGCGCTGTACCCAAATTGATCTGGTCAAGAGTGACGCTCATGGTCGAAATACCTGCTGGAACGTTGTGGTCAGCGTGTAGATGTCGCCGCCGTTAGGTTGCACCTGACAAGCGGCCGCTTTGAACAGCCCCTGCACACCGAGCGGAGGCGTCCAATAAAACGAGGTGCTGCCGGCGTGCGCATCGAGAAACGCCTTGATCTGGCGAACGACAGCGCCACTGTCACGAAACGTGAGCGGCCAGCTGTCGGTCGCGTTGTTGATGCCGTCTTTGACCTCCTGCGAGTACCCATCGCCGAATTGGGCTTTTCGCGTTCGGTATGTCGTGGTGCCCTGTGGGTCGACCAGGGGCACCCATGTAAACGTGTCGGTTGCCATCACGCTCGTCCGTTTTTCCAGTTCCACAACTGGCCGCCAGGCCGCATTGCGTTTTGAATGCCGTCCTGTACGAGCCCTGCGATGTATTTGCCAAGCTGCGCCCCCTGGCCCTGCACGTCCCGCGTCTCGGTTTGCGTGCCGGCGTCACTCACGGTCACGTTCACCGTGACGTTGACGCCGCCATCGCCCCCTCCTGCCGGGGCGAGGTTGCGCATCTGCTCGGGCGTGAACACCCCCTCACCACGCTTCAGGACTGCCGGCACCTCATCACCGACAATGCCGCCGGTGTGATATTTCGGTGCGCCGGAGAACGTGGCAGTCGGCAGCGTGCGCCAGGCGGTCGGCTCAAGGCCCGCGATACCGCCGGAATGGTGAGTTGCGAAGACACCCGTGCCGTAACTCGGCGACTGCATGCTGCCGCCGTAGAGGAGATCCCCACTCACCGGCATCGTCCCGCTTCCAGCCGCCGCCGTGCCAGCGCCATCGAAGGCACCCGCGCCGCCGGACATGCCTGCGCCGAACATGCTCCCGACCATGCTCACGCCCATCTGAAGCAACCCGGACATGGCCGCGCGGGCCTGAATGCGCGCGAGATCCGCGATCACGCTGGCGGCGAATTGCTTGAACTGGAATTTGCCGGTTGTCGCGAATTGGGTGATCGCGTCTTCCATGCCCTTGGCCAGGTTCCCCACGAGTGACGCGGTCTGCGCCGCCATGTTCTGCGCGTGGTCGATATAGTCCGCAATGCCAGCCCGGAAGCCGTTCGTCCAGTCCGCCTGCTTGGCCTTGAGCTGCGCGTAATACTCTTGATAGTCCCGCAGCGACTGTTGCAACCCCTGCTGAATCGCCGCCTGCTCGGCGAGGAACTTGTCGCTACCGATCAGCTCTTTCGGGGTCGCCTTGGTCAGCTCAGCCTGCAGCCTTTCGTACTCGCGATAGATCGACTTGACCGCCTGCGCATTCTTTTCGGCCTCGGCGCCCATCCCGAAGGCGCCAAGCTGGCGCCCGTACTGCTCGCGCTGGCTTTGCTGGTAGGTGGCGATCTGCGCGTTGATCTGGGCCGATCGCTCGTCCAGCTTGATCATGTCCTGCTTGAGCTGCAGCCGGCGCTCGTCCGCGACGTTCTGTGCGAGCTGGGCCTTGATCTCGTCTTGGCGTGCCAGCAGGCTCTTCTGGTCGGCCGTCAGGATCTTCTTTTCCTTCAGGTCGGCGATCTTCTGCAGGAATTCCGCTTGCTGCTTTTCGGCCTCGGTGAACTTCTTGCCAGTGGCTTCGATGTCGGCCCGGATGGCGGCATCCTTGTCGCGCAACTGCTGCAGGTAGCGGGTCGCCTCGTCATCGCGGAAGGTCTTCTCGTGCTTCGGTCCGTTGTTGCCCTTGGCAAAGTTCAGCTGCTTGGTGCCGATGGCGCCAAGGTCGTGCGGCGCCGGCGCCGTGTCAGACCACAGCTTTTGCATGAACTGCACATAGCCGTCGCCCTGGCGCTTGAGGTTCTCATAGCCCTTTTCCGCCGCGATCCCCGCAAGCCGAAACTCGCCTTGGGTGGCGAGCCCCACGACAGTCCACGTCGTCGCGATAGATTCCGCCAACTGCTGGAATCCCACAACGAGCGTCGCCACGGCCGAGGCAGCGCCCTTCACAATGAAGCCCACGCCCTTGTAAAAATCCTCCAGCAGCGGCTTCATGGCGACGTTGCCGCTCATCGCCTCAGTGAGGTTGATGATCGTGGGCAGCAGCTGCGCCTTGGCCGACAGCGTGAGCGCGTCCATCTTGGCGTGGGACAGCTCCATGTGCTCCCGCAGGGCCGCCATCTGCTTGATGGTGTCGCCGCCGATGATGGCGCCAGTCTCACGGGCCGCCGCGCTCAGCGAGTCAAGCCCCTTTGCGCCACGGTCGAGCAGCGGGATCAGATCCGCGCCCGATGCGCCGAACAGCTCATTGGCAACCGCGGCCTTGGCCGCGCCATCAGCGGATTCATGGAACGCATCAGCGATGCGCGGCAGCAACTCCTCCGGTGTGCTGCTCTTCAGCTCCTCCATCGAAATGCCGAGGGCCTTGAATGCGGCAGCGGCATCCTTGTTGTCGTGCAGCGCCTTGTTTTGCGCGTCCCCGAGATCCGCCAGCGCCTTCGTCGCTTCCTTCGACTCAACGCCGACAGTCTTGGTGGCAAACGTCCATTGCTGGATGGAGTTGGTCGACAAGCCCGTTTTCTGGTGGAGCTGCTCGACCTGGTCGCCGTAGGCGGAGAGCTCTTCGCCGGCCTTGATGACGGTGTGCGTGGCAATGGCCAGCACCCCCACGGCGGCGCCGATCGACAACGCCGTCTTGTTCATCAGTGCGCTCAGCGCATCGGTGCGTTCGCCGAGCACCAGCAAGCTACCGCCGAAGTTCTTCCAGGAACCCTGACTCGCCTCGTGGGCAAGCACCAGCAGCTCGCGGCGCGCACCTGCCGTCGCGAAATTCAGGCCGTGCGCTTCCTTCGCGCCATTGCGCATGGCGTCTTCAGCAGCCTTGATCTTGTCGATGAAGGGCTGGGCGGCATCGGCAACACCGAGCTCGGCGGCGCGCAGCTCCATCAGCTCCGCCCGGGTCTTACCGGCCTGTGCAGCCTGCTTCTGCAGCGAGGTCAGCCATCCTTCTGCCGAACGCGCCTGCTTGTTAAACGCTGCGAGCGCCTCGTCGCCGTGCTCCTTGATAGCCTTGCGCGAGGCGTCGACTGCCGTTGCCGAGTCGGCCATGCGCTTGCGCAGGGTATCCTGGCTCGCCATGAAATCGACCGCGCTCTTGCGAGCACGGCCCATCTCGGAAACGTAACCCTCAGCGTCGCCAGTGACGCGGATAACAGTTTCATTAGACACGCGTCAATTCCTCCGCCTTTGCCTCGATCACCTCGCTGAACTTCTTCGCCGCAGCCGCCTTCTTCGCTTCATAGGCCGGGCGCAGGAACGGTTTAGCCGCCGCCTTCGACGTGCCGAACTCTACAAAGCGACCGTAGAACGCTTCCTTGCTCCACGTGACCACGTAGGAGGCCCGCAGACCCTCCACCGATTTGTCCTGATCGAACGCAATTAGGATGCTTTTGCGCAGAAAGCCCGGCGGATGCCTGCCCCACTTGCCCTCATAGATACCGAGGTTGACCGGCGCACGCATCCGCACTTCATCGAAAAACACGCGGGCACCGGCCACCGCTGCCTGGCGCAATACCGATTCGCTGGCTACCTTTGCCAGCGCGTCGATCGTTGCGACCATGGCCTGCGGATTCAAGATTTCGAGCTTTGCAGCCATCAGGGCGCCTTTCCTGGAAACATCACCGAGATGATCAGGTTCGATTGGGCATCCGGGTCATCGAGCAGAATTCCACTCGCCTGGCCGGGGTCGGGAACCGCTGCGCGGTGTTCCTCGTTCCACGCCATGAATTCAAGCGGCCCGAACGGCTCGCGCCTAGCCTTTTCATTGCGGTGAATGTTGGCCAACATCGAAGCAATGGTCCCGGCCCGCAGATCGTCGTAGTGGCTACCCCACGGCTCCAGGCCGTAGAACGCCATCCACTCGACGAACTCGGCACTGGAGACTTCCTGCTGAGCCTGCCTTACTGACTTTCCGAGGAGGGCGGCGAGCCGGAACCAGAATCGCCGCTCGGGGCGGCTTCGGAGTTTTTTTCGGCGTCTTCCTTCGCAGACTTGAGCAATCCGTTGATGCGCGCCGCCGCCTCTGCAAGGCGGTCAAGAATTTCCGCCTTCATGGCGCGCAGCTGCGGAATGTCCGAATCATCGAAGAGCGGCGCACCCGTCTCGTCAACGGCGGCAGCCACGATGAGGTCAGCCTGGCGCAGGCTCAGCGGGCGCTGACCGTCAGCCTGTTCCTTGCTGTAGTAGACATCGCGCGCAAGGCCGGAAATTTCCGAGATGAGCACGTCTCCGCCCAGCTCAGGGACGGGCACCGCTTCAGTCTTCAATTGCGCAGCGGCCATGGCCGCGAGAATGGTTGCTTTGGTGAGAATCGACATGTGTCTGGTCTGCTGTAGTTGAGGTTGCCGGATCTGCGGTGCGAATTACGCCCAGACCACGTCACCGGAAATTCGAATGGAGACACCCGAGGTCTTCAGGATCTGGTCGACGCCGCCATCGAGCGGTGCGTTCTTGACGTAGCCGTTGAACGTGGCCGTCTTGCCGTTGGGGAGCACCAGCTTGAAGGGCTTCAGCGCAGAGGCCTCCTTCGCGGCAAACATCGCCCCTTGGCCCGGGTCGGCGAAATCGCGGTCCAGGTCGACCGTGAAATGGCCGTTGTCTTGCAGGCCCAACATGAATTCCTTCGCGGTGCTCGACAGGTTCGTCTTGTCGATTTCCGACGCCTGACCATCAAAGCCCTTAAAGGACAGCAGATTCTTGATTTCCGTCCAGGCGGTCGGCGTTGCGGTTGCGAACGGCGCCGCGCCAGGGACGTTGATCACCTTGCCCGTCGTGTCGACGTCGATCACGTAGGTGTTCGGCGTGACGAACTGGGCAATCACGGTCTGCCCGTTGAGCAGCGCAGCATCGGCGCCTGTCAGCCCTGCGATCGCAAAGATGTCGCCATTTGCGAGACCGTGCGCGGCGGACGTGATGATCGTGGGATAGCCCACCGTGACGGCGGTGATGTTTTTGGCACCTGCAGGATTGCCGCCGATGGACAGCTTTGAGCCCTGTGCCGAAACAGCAGTGGAAGGCATGTTATGACCTCTCAAATGAAAAAGCCCGCGTCGCGCGGGCTGTGGAAAAATTGGTTGTGCGGGCCAAGGCCGGGGCCGTCAAGGCGAATACCAGATGCTGAAATCCAGGCGCTGGCCATACCTGCGCGTGTCGGCCTCATGATCGTCAACGGGCGCGCCTATGCTCGTCGCCAGGATCGGGGCGCCGGACAACGTTGCATCGACCTGCTGCATCACGTCGATCGCAGCCTGTTGTGTGTCCGCCCATACCGCGATCTGCATCCGGGCGTTCTTCTGCCCAGCGACGGTATTCCCCAAGTAATTCGCAGACTGGCCGCCCGCGGATTGGTAGACGATGAATGGCCGGCCGACACCCTCAGGCGCCACGCTTGGGTAGCACCGCCCACCAACAAGCCCCTTCAACGCTGCGGAAACGATGGCATGCGCACTATTGGCCATGGTTTTGGGCTACCCGTTGTTCGCGCCGGTGCTGCATGGAAGGTCGACATACTCACGACCAGCCATATCGGGCAGCACCGCCAGGATGTTGTAAATGACACCGGAATGAATGATGCGCATCTGAGCAGTCAGATCAGTGCGCCAGCGAACCCGGATGCTCGCCTCGGCGCGGCTCACCTCCCCGCTGGCCAGGACATATTCCTTCCCGCTGACGACGAGGATGCTCGCCCAAGTCGGGTCGCCGATATCCTCCCAGGCCTCGACTTGCTGGCCCAGATCATCTTGAGCTTCCGTTCGGCGCTGGATCCTGATTCGCCGATTCAGATCACCGGCGCGGATCATAGGTAGACCACCAGATACGGATCCAACAGGCTATCGACGTAAGGCAGCATTTCGACCTTTCCCCGGTTGAGCACAGCCACCTCCTCCCGGTTGCTGTAGAGCGTGGCCACGCGCAGTTTGATCCAAGACTTGATGCCCTCCGGCACGTCGACCGCGTCACCATAGCCGGTCGTAAAGCCGATGCGCACACTGTTCATGACGTTTTGCGTCACAGGCCAATAGGTATTGATCACGGGCGTGATCACACCGGGCTCGCTCATCGGGTCGATCAGGTACTGGGTCGGATCCAAGGTCTGCTGGACCCCACCCACATCCAGATACTTGATGTAGTCGACGCTCTGCAGCCGCGGCTTTGGCAGCTCGATCTTGCCGCCACGAAAGCGCACCACATACCCCATTTCGGCAGCGATGATGTTCGGGATGAACGCATCCACCGGCGCGATGGCGGAGAGTGAACCGAAGAAGTTCTGGCGCGGGAAGCCATCCAGCGCGAGCTCCCATTTTTGCGTGACGAACGCGCGCCGGCAGATGTTTTCCGCCGCGACGCGCGCCGCCACGATCAGGCTGGTGATCAGCGCATCGTCATCCGGAAAATCCACGCGCAGGTGCTGCTTGGCCTCCGCCAGCGACACCGGCTCCTCGGCCGGCTGGGCGATGCACCGAATTCCCATGGCCGCCCCTTATTCCGGCTGCTTCGGTTCGTCGACCTTGGCGCCCGGCTCCTGCGCCTTCTTCAGCGCGGCAACCACTTCGGCGTGATCGATCACCTCGACACCGAGTTGTTCACGGCAGTACGACACCGCATCAGCGTCCGAGTCGACATCGCCGGAGGCCTCCAGCGACTTTGCACGCTTGTCGTCGATCGTGACGAGCGAATTGGGCGGGTATTTTTGATCGTCCAGCGCGAGGCTGGAAAGCACACGTACGGTCTTGGGCATGGCGTTTCCTTGATGGAAGAAATGGGTACGCAGGCCTGCGCGATACAGGCCTGCACGTTGCGTGCGCCGGCGTTGGCGGCGCAGCAGCGATTACGTGGCCGAGTTTTGGTAGCCCTTAACCGAGCCGCCCACGTCGACATAATTGCCACCGGAGCGCATCCAGGCCAGGAAGCCGACCTGGCCCTTGGTCGTGTACACCGAGTCGGTGAAGCGGAACATCGTGATCGCCATCACGTCGCGGATCTTGTAGTAGCTGAAGTCACCGAACAGGATCGACGTGGCATTGGCAGCCATTACCGGCATATGCTGGTTGACGGCAACCGGCGAGCCGGCGAGCGTGCCACCCATGCCTTGTGTGATGCCCTGGTCGAAGTCCGGCACCCACAGCGGACGGCCATTACCATCCTTGAGCTTGCGGATCGTCTTCACCGACGTGTCGTGCATCATGAAGCGGGTGTTGCCGCCCTCGCGGTAGGCCGGATCGACCGAGTGTTGCAGCTCAACCAGATCGTCCCAAACAACGGTGGTCGTCTGACCAGCCGCGCCGACGCGGCCCACGCCGGCAGCGGTGACGATGCCCGTCGGTTGACCCACACCGGTACCGACGGTGAAATGCTTGTTCGTGATGCGGCCGAGACGCGTCACGATGCGACCGTTGACGAACGCTTCCACATCAATGGCAGAGTCCTGCAACAGCTCGAAAGGCACCGCGATGACCTTCGAGCTGTACTTGTAGACGTTCAGCGGTTTGAAACCGAAGCTCGGATCCAAGCCCGTCGCCGGCGCGTTTTCACCGATGATCTCCCCTTCCTCGGACGTGCCGTCCGAGGTCGGGTAGTTGATCGGATTACCCTGCGCCGTCTGGATGACCTCCGCGACTTGGCGCATGCCGCCGTACTTCTTGAGCGCCTCGGTCACGCTCTTGGCGACTTCGGTCTGCACCGTGTAGCCGCCTTCGCTGCCGGCACCACCCACCGACATGGTGTTGCGGATGGCAACCAGCTCTTCGTGTGTCAGCGCGTTCGTGCCGATGCGCAGGAACCGGCTGTATTGGTTCTTCGCGCTGGGCTCACTGCCGGGCGCACCACCAGCGCCGGGACGCTGCAGCAGCGTTTCGAAAGCCTTGTCGGCTTCCAGGTCGAGCAGCCGCTGCTGTCGGGCGATGCTGTCATCAATCTGGCCGATCTCGGTCACCAGGGCGTCGTACTGCTTCTGCAGATCGGCCGTCCACTTTTCGCCGTGCTCGGCATTCAGGTGCTTAGCTTGTTGCACGAGGGCGTTGCGGCGCTCCCGCTGGGCTTGCAAGGACATGGATATTTCCTCTAGGAAGATGCAAAAGAAAAGGCCGCCCGAAGGCGGCCTGGTGATCGGAGCGCGGGAGCGCTAACCGAAGCGTTCCAGCAGCGCGAGCGCGCGAGTACGTGCTGCGCTGCTGAGATCGGGTTCCGGCGGCGCGGTCAGCGCCTTCGGCACTTTCTGATACGCAGCCAGCGTCCACCGGTTCTGCGTGGCACTGCTGCCCTTGTCGTTCTGCACTACGGTATCGGCGAAGCCGTTCTCGACGGCCTCGGCCGACGTGAACCAAGTCTCATCCGCCATCCACTGGGCGATCTGGCCTGCATCCTTGCCCGTCTTCCGCGCGTAGTCGGCAACGATCGAGGCGTCGACCTTATCGAGCAGATCGGCCTGGGCACGCAGATCGGCCGCGTTGCCCATGGAAAATGTCCACGCCTGGTGGATCATCATGAAGGCGCCGTCAGCGATGCGCACCTCATCGGCAGCCATGGCAACGTAGGTCGCCGCGCTTGCCGCCAGGCCGTCAATATGGGCGATCACTTTGGCGCTGTGCGCGCCGATCGCGGCAACCATGGCGCGCGCCTCGAACACGTCGCCGCCCGGGCTGTTAACGCGCAGATGAATCGTGCCGGCCGTAATGCTGGCCAGCGCCTTGGCGAAGGCCTCCGCGCCCACGCCCCAGTACGGGTCAATGACGTCGTAGAGGAAGATCGACACCTCGTCGGCGCCATCTTCAGCCCGCACTTCGAAAGCCTTGGAGGCCTTGCTATTCTCAATTGCCAGCTGCAGCAACTTGCGATGGTTTGGCATTGTTGTTTCCCTTATTGGGGTCGTAGAGTTCGTCGCCGCCATCCATCGGCAGCAGATCCACCTTGCGGCGAACCTCGTTTCGGGTCATCCAACCGGGCCCTTGAGAGCCGCCGATGGCTTGGCGGAAAAATTCCGCCAAGGCCTTGTCGTCACCGCGCAGCAGGCCCGTCACGTCGTACTTGAGGTAGTACTTCGGCGTGCGGAACAGCTTGCGATTCATCTCCTGTTCGAAGCGCGTGATGTAGGGCTGCAGCGTGTACTTCATGAAGCCGAGCGCCATTTCCGCAACACCCGAGCCCCAGCTGCTGGTTTTCTCCATCTCGCCGATCATGAATGGCGGCACGCCGAAAGCCCGCGCGATATCAATCACCTGGAACTTGCGCGCCTCCATCAGTTGAGCATCCTGCGCAGACAGCGAAACTTCCTTCGCGGTGATGCCCTCGGTGAGCACGAACGGCTTGAAGGCGTTCTGCGTGCCCGCCACCTTCTCAGCGAATTGCTGGCGCAGGCGATCCTGCTGCTCGGGCGACATCTTGCCGGGAGCCTGAAGCACGAATGACGGTTGCGCGCCATTACTGAAGAATCGCGCGCTGTGCTCCTCTGCGGCCATGGCGATGCCGATCGACTGCTTAGCCGCCCACTGAATCACCGACATGCTGCGAAGGCCGTTGAAGCCGAACCCAGGCAAATGCAGCATGTCGTCCTGATCGAGGCCGAAGCGGGTTTCCCCATCCTGGACGTAGTAGCCGAGGCGATTACCACGACGCTCAGCAATCGTCATATCCGGGTCCTGCGGAACCAACTCGGCGACACCACCGGCCCGGTCGCGCACGATCTGTCGGAACGCATCGCCACGCAGTAGCACGCACTGCGTGGAGTACTCCGAAGCCGTTGCTGCGGTATAGCGCGCCGTCGGCTCTTCGTTAAGCAACCACCACAGCGGGTGATCTTCGATCGGCACGGGCCCGCGCGACGTGCGCTCGTACACCACGAGCGGCATCGACGCCAGCGAGCCGCAAATCAATCGGACGCACGCATACACCGCTGAAACCCGCATCGCGGTCTCTTTGGTGACAACCTGGCCGGTGAAGGCAGGTGCCCACCAGGAAATATCCTGATAAGTCTGACTGTCTGCCGGGATCCACGCAGCACTGTTCTGAACCGCAGGCACGCCATGGGCCGCGCCTGTCGCGGCCGCGGCGGCGCGCGGGAAGGCCTCGGCCCATGTCTTTGGATTGCTCACAGTTCCACGAACCCTTGTTGAATGTCGTCGGAAGGCTCGATCGCCACTGCGCGACTGAGACCCATGATTACCGCCACCCCCGGATCGATACGCCCGCGCGGGTTGGATTTTTTCTTGTCAGGTCGGAAATTGCCGTTGCTGTCGAACAGCAGTGAAATGTTCATCACCGCCCAGCGGAGCGCCGGGTTGCCACCGTGCCGCAGGCGCTGGCCGTAGATCAGCTCTTCGAAGCGCCGCGCCCCGGGATACATCCCGTGTGTGTTTTGCGGCACCTTCACCATGACCATGCCTTCGTCAAGCAGCTCGCTAACCAGATGCGCGGCGTTCCATTCATCGAAGCCGATTTCGACAATGTCGAATTTCTCGCGCGCCTCCAGAATTCGTGCCTTGACTGGCGCGTAGTCGACGATCACGCCACCCGTCACCTCTAACCAACCCTCACGCGCCCATCGGTCATATCGTGCCCGCTCGTCTTTGGCCTCGGCCTGCGCTTCGACCTTGGCCTTAGGGCACCAGGTCCACACCAGCACGTGCCACTCGCCATCAGGCTCCGATTCGTCGGGCGGGAAAACCAGCGCGAACGCGGTCAAATCCTGCGTTGCCGAAAGATCGAGGCCGCCAAAGCACCGGCGGCCAGCGAGCATTGCGGGATCAAATTTCTTGCCGCCCTTATCCCAGACCTGGGGGCTAATCCAGCCGTCGGCCGAGTTGACCCAAACGTTCAGGTCCTTCGTCAGGAAGTTCGCTAACGCGCTGGGCAGTGACGCAGCCTTACGCGCCATCGTGCGCATGTATTCCCAGCGCTTGGAATACCCCAGGCCCGGGTTGGCCTTCGGCCAATTCCGCTCATCGAACGGATCGTCGTTTTCGTCCAGCGTGTAGATGTAGCCGAAGAACGTGTCGTCGGTGCGCTCACCCTTGAGAACCTCGATCAGGTACCGCCGAATTTCCGTGCACACGCCATCGAGGATGAAACCCGCCGTGGTGATGGCTGACAGCAGTGGCTGCGAGCGAGCGCCCAGCGCGGTTTCCATCACGTCCCACACATCTGGCGTCTTCTGCGCATGCAGCTCGTCAAACAGAATGGCGGACGGGTTCAGACCATCCAGCGATTCCGCGTTCGCCGGCAACGGGCGAAACACGGAGGTGTCGAACGCGATCTTTTCAAGATTCGCGCCCTCGTGAATTTTGAACGACCGCCGTACGCCCGACGACTTCCGCGCCCACTTGCGGAAATTGTCGAAGGCGGGCCGAAAAACCGACATCGCCTGGTCGCGCGTGGTTGCCACCGCATACACCTCGGCGCCAATTTCCCCGTCCATCATGAACAGGTACGCGCCCTGCGGCCCCTTCCACGTGCTCTTGCCGTTCTTGCGAGCGACCTCTTCGTATCCGCGCGTGAAGCGGCGCAGGCCTTCGGCGTTCTTCCAGCCGTAGAGCACGGCGGTCCAGAATTTCTGCCACGGATCCAGCAGGATCGGCTTGCCTGCGAGCGGCCCCTTGATGTGCACAAAGAACCGTTCGATGAACCCGATAACGTGCCAACCGGCTGACGACTCGAACGTCAGGCCACGCTTACGACCATCGAGCAGATCGCGGTAGTGGCGCTCGACTGCCAAGTACACAAGTTCACCGACGATGATTTCGCCGCGCAGCACGGGCAGTCCATACGTCTGGTCCCACTCGTGCTGCAGGTGCGGCGCCGGCGTCAGACGGTCGACATGCTTCCGGCTGCGGCGGGCGCGCGCGCGGCGCTCCGATCGGCGCGCGCGTGCTCCAGCAGGTCGCTGAACAGATCGTCCTGCTGCCCCTCCTCGCCCAGCTTCGCTCTCGCCATCACTGCCGATGGCAGGCTCAGACATGCCTCCGGCAACCATTTGAGCAACTCCTGCTTGATGTCCCGAGCCGCGTAGTACAACGGATGCGGCTGGCTGTAGTCGCTCTTCTGCGACTTCTGAAGGATCGACCCACCGTTGCCGGCGACGTAGTTCTGCAGCTCCAGCTCGGTTTGGATGTACTGGACGAACGTCTTGCAGATGATCGTTATCGCGATGCCGCCTGTCAGATGCGGCATGCCCTGCTCGCGCAGCACCGCGCAGATGTAGTCCCACACCTTGCGCTCGCGCGGCGACAGTTGCGCACCCGGTGGCGGCTCGGGTGAACGAACTTCCTTACCACCGGCGCGAAGGGGGCTCCGCGCTTCCCCGACCCCAACGACCGGCGTGACGGCACTTTCCTGGCCCATACACGGCTCCATTTCGTTGCGACCACCCAAAACGTCATCCGACTGTCTTTCGTGGTCTCTATGAGGCGGCTATTTCTACCCCCCCCTCTTCCAAAATCACTGCTCGATAAAATCGGCCTGGATGCACGGATCGGGAAGGGTTCGCCCTAGACTTTGGGGCACCCCCTCCCTTTCGTCGCCAAAAAGCGGCGCCGACGCCCCTCGGATGGCAGGTTCGAGCGGTTTTCGCCGACGTTCGCGACCGTTTGCACCGGCGCCGCTGGCACAGGGCTCGCCGCCCGCTTCGCATTGCCGAAGCCGCCATCCTCACGAGCGGTCTTCGCCGAGTGGCATGGCCAGCAGAGCCCCTGCAGGTTCGACCTTTCATTGTTGGTCGCGTCGCCATCGATGTGGTCGACGAGGCGAGCGATGACGACGCGGCCAGCGCGGCTGCACTCTGCACAGAGCGGATCGTCCCGAAGCACCGACTCACGCAGGCGACGCCATGCCGTGCTGTTGGTTGCCAGCGCACGCTTCGCCTGACGGGCGCGCGCACGATCGGTGCTGTCCCACTGCCGCTCGTGCTGCTTGTGCTCGGTGCAGTAGCCGGGAACATCGACGCGGCGGCCACAGCCCGGATGGCGGCAGATGGAACTCGGACGAGCAGGCATCAGCGAGCAACCTGCCACGCGGCGCGCAGCGCCGGACCAATGCCGAGGTAACGTCGCCATTCGCGGTACGAATTCCAAAAGCGAACCGGAAATGAGCGACGACGCAGCGCAACGTTGACAGTCGAGTCCGCGCACGCCCCGACGCGCTGCTGCACGAGCTGATACTCGGAGAGCAATGCATGCGCACCGATTTGCCCGTCAACTCCCTCTGGGTAGTACTCGCAACGGACAACAACCACCTCATCCACCGCACATCGAATCTCAAATGCGCGTGCGTGCTTCGGCAATCGGAGCGCCGCGTGCAGTTCTTTCACGAACTGGTCATGCGTGGTCATCGGTCGATGAATCATTGTCCGGCTCCGGAAATAAAAAAGCCCGACCGGTGAGGGTCGGGCTTTGCGTTTCGTATGGACGCGCGTCGTCCACGGACCGAAATGTAATCGCACGAAAACCGCGTGTCAACACTCAATCTCAACTCCGCGCCGGATCAAGATCGGCCGCACCAGTTCTTTCGCCTCGGCATACAACTCGCGCTGACGAAACGGCGCACGACCATTGCGCCACACACGCACACCCTCACGGTTCATCGCTTCCACGCGGATCGCCAACTGGTGCGTGCTGCTGAGCTCGTCAACGCTCACCTGAATCTGCTGCATCTGCCAGGCAGACACATCGCGCTCCAAGATCTCCGTGGTGGTCTGCCATTGCCTTGAACCGCGGGCGTCGCCACAAAGCTGGTTGGCGCACCGATACCCGCGCACGCCGCTGTCGGAATCTCGCTCCCACAACGCCCAGTCGTAGAGCAGATCATCAAGTTCGTCGTACGGATAATCGCGCAGCGCGGAAACACGCGGCGGTGCCGGATTAGCGGTGTACATGCCCCTTCCCCCTGGTAAGGCCAACGACTGATTTCATCGCGCTGAGCGCTTGCTCAGCTGCTGCTTGTGACGGTGGCGCGCCGACGTGCGCGGCGCCCGGAATGGGCGGCAGGTGTTCCTCGCACGCGACTGCCCACAACTGCGCCCATCGGTCGCGCACGTCGGCCCAAGGCTTGGCGAGTACATCTGCACCCGCGCGCACAGCTGCCCAGAACACGGCACGCGATGACCACGTGTCAGCCCGTGTCGCGCGCCGAGGCATCTGCTCGACGGCTTCGGCGAATGCCTGTTCCGGCGTCATTGGCTGCGCCCTCGCTTGAGCATGTTGCGGATGTGCGCGACTGCCTGAGAGCCAACCGGACCAGCGCCAGCGCCCGCCGGCATCGCCCGCTGCCGCCTCACCAATGACGCGACTGCCCGCGCCTGCTCGCGCCGCGCCGCAACAGCGTCTGCGTGATCTGGCAGCCAGCCGGGCCATCGCGCTTTTGCGACAACGCTCTCGAAGAATTTCCAAGGCTGGACGATCTTGCCGGTCTCCATCGCACCATCCCATTCGTCGAGCACTCGCTGCCGCGTGGCATGCGGAAGCGCCGACAGCTGGTGCGCGACGGCGGCGCGCTCGTGCAGAGGAATCCGCAGCGGCCACGCGAGCACGGGCGACCACTGCGGCCCGTCCGCTGGTTTGCCATCTGCAAGCTGGCCCGCAGGGCCATCCGCTACCGCCTTAGCTTCGCGACGGCGTTGCTCTGAGAGCCGGTGCCCGTGCTCCGCGTCATCCGCCGGTATCGCCGGATCAGCCGGAGGGCTTGGGTCGATATCCACTTCTTCCTCATCCGTCAAAGCGTCAAAGGGAGGTGAGGAGGGATTAGTGGTTTTACCGGGGTTCGGATGTGTGTCGGCTTTTCGCGAAGTTCGCTCTGTGGACAACCGGCGCTCGCCCGCGCCAGTACTGGTGCGCTTCGGCTTTTTCTCCCCTCTCGCGCCCCCTTCGGCTTTTTTCTGGACAGACGAATCCGTCTTGGCCATCAGCATGCGAAATTGAAGCGAGAGCCCGACACTGATACGGCGCACGAGGCCGCATTTCTCAAGCTGCTCGACGCGGCGGCGCAGCTGCATTTCGGACGGCCGATAGCAGCGCACGCCTGGCCGGCCTGGCACTTCGCAATCCTCGCGAAGGGCCTGCCACGAAATCGCCTTGTGCGGGCCACCGACGATGCCCGTGCGGAAATCCATGCAGCGGCGCAACGCCAGGTAGAGGTCGCGCGCGAGGTGGTCAACAGCGCGCAGCGCTTGCCACTCTGCGTTACTGGTCAGAAAGCCCGCGCTCATGGCAGCACCTCAAGCGTCATCGGCCGCTGATCCGACTTCGTGCTCGCGATGAATTCCTCAATGACGAAGCCGACACGCCACGCCGCGGCGTGATCGGTACCGGGAAGATAGGGACATGCGTTGCCGCACCTGCCACTACGATGAGCGGCCCGCCCCTCGTCGACCACGAGCCGGCGCGGAACGATTGCGTAATCCATAGAAAACCTCACTTCGGGCCGCTCTCGGCCTCGCAAAGCACGTCGAAAACCGCCAGGAATTCCGGCGGCGTTTCGGCGCTGACTTGGTTGCGATACGCGGCACGATCGGCCGCAGTCGGAATGGCGCGCCACCGTTTGGCGCACGCAACGGCCAGCGAGGAAGACTCACCGGCCGCATTGAAAGAAAAGAACACCTCGCCGAGCGACCACTGGCACGCGCCAAGCAACCGCTCCGCGAATTGCACGAGCACGGCGTCGCCTCGATGGCGCACCACGAGGCGTATGTGATGCCAGGCGCAGCACTGCTGCGTCGGGCGGTCGCACGACATGCCCGCGTTGGCGCGAGCAGGTTTGCAGCAGATGAGATTCGGGCCGAACTGCAGGCCCTCAGAATTGGCGCCGGAGTGCCGTTGCGTCATGCAGCCGGCCGCCCAGGACGCCAACCGGCTGGTTTATCCAACCGCCAACGCGCGCCGCGCAGGGACATGGCCACCTCAGCGCGACTGAACAGCCCGTCGGTGTAACCGGTGAGATCGCCCGCACCACGGGAATGGAGCCCGCCGAACTCCAGCGCGCTGTAGTGCCGAATGGAACCCCCACACGTGACCACGCGGGGGTTGTGGGCCATGAGCCAGGCCATCACACGTTTGATCGCGCCGCCCGTGAGCCCAAACTGCCGACCGAGCTGCGTTTCGCTGTAGCGTGTGCCGGCGTTTTCGAGGAGGCGCACCTCGATCAGCGCACGGATGCGGCGCTCTTTCCGGGCCTGGTTGGCGAGAGTGTTTTTCGAACTTGTTTGCATCACGACAATCCCCCGCCCTCTGCGAGCGAATTGAATTTGGAGAGGCTCCGGCTCTCGCCCGTAGAATCGTGGTCACCACAACCTGATTCACGTCCATTACTGGAGGAGCCTCGATGGATCTCGGCCTCGACGACCAAAGCATTGAACTCGCGTGCCCGAAGTGCGCGCACAAGTTCAACGAGACAATCGGACGGTTGAAGAACAACCCGGATATCACTTGCGGCGGCTGCGGCGCCACGATCCACATCAGCGCAGACGAACTGCGGAAGACGCTCGAGGAGGTCGAGCGCTCGCTGGAGGAACTCCGGCGGCAGTTGCGCAATTTCTCGCTGTAGTTCCGCAACCGCGATTTGCACCCGCTGGGCATCGCACGAAAGCGATAGGCGCGCGGCAGCCATCGATGGCACAGGCGGCGTGTTTGTCATCGCAACCTCGCCGCCGTTACCGATCTCGTCGCGCACCGCTATCGACAGTGGCGCGCTCGTGGAGCATTTCGCGGAAGCTCATGGCGGCGGCCACCAACTGCTCAAACTCCAGCTCAAGCGACTCCACTTCGGCGTGCGACACATGGCCGTCGGCCAGGGCCTCGCCGAATTTCTTGCTGATGTCGCCGAGCTCGTTTAGCACGTTGCCGTATGCGCGATTTAGGTCCGTATCACCGGTCGGCTCGGCCTTGATGCGCGTGACGTCCAGGGCCACCATGCCGTGCCGCCAGCAGAACGCCCGAATCGGCAACTTGGCATTTGGCACACGCGCCTCATCGACCAACTCGAGCAGCAACGACACCTGCTCAAAGCTCATGTAGTGCGTGTCGATGCCGGGCCGCAGCTTGTTGCGCAGAACCGGCGCGGTGACGCCCATGCGCGGCGCCAGGGCCTCGATGCCGCCCGGATATGCCCGTGCGACGCTGTACAGCACATCGTGCTGGTTAATGTCGGAGTACTGGTGCCTCACGCTTTCTCCCGGTGATAAAGCCGGTAAACCGGCTCCCCTCTGAACTACTTTTTGTGATTCTTCGGTCCTAGACTTGGGCTTCTTTCAAGGAGCTTCCATGTTGAACCGCCAATACCGAGTCCCCGCGCTCTCAAGCGGAGTGAGAAGTGCTCACCGCTAATGGGGGTTCGGGCATGCCCCTTCCGCTCGCGCCTCTGCCTCTACCTTGTCGATATAGGCATCGATCTTTTCCAAGGTGTCAGAGCGCGGGAAGTAATCAGACTCGTGAACGATTCGCTCCAGCGTTTTTGCGTTGACGCCTATCGCCTTTGCGACCGCTCCACGGCGCCCCCGCTGCGACCGCAGCCAGGCGCGAACTTGTTGGGTGTCTCTCATGACCGCGCATCGTAGTACATATATGTACCATTCGCAACGGGAATTGCACACACATACGATCCACTCCGGTTCGTACGATGCACGCATGCCCAAGAACCCCATTGAGAGCGCAACCCTGCGCGCAGTCACGGCCAACCTGCAAGCGATGATCGGCCCCGGCCGAAGATTCGCATCCATAAACGCCATGGCTGCCGCATTGGACATGCACGCGACAACGCTGCGCCGCTACATCCACCATGAGTCAGATATGACCATGTCAATGCTGGATTTTTTCAGTGACTCGCTAGGGATTTCCCAAAGCGCACTCATTGACCCAACCGCAACCGGTGTGGCCCCAGCAGACGCACTGGTCGTCGAATGCCTGAACTTGCTGCGCGCACTTCCTTACGAAGAGCTTGCGAAAGTCCGCCAAATCATCGGCGTCTATGCACCCGCCCACGACAGTGGGGTAGATAAACCGTCGCGCGCGTCGACTCTCGATGATTTGACCGCAGCGCCCGCAACCCCGAACGCCGAACGGGCGCGCGAAGGGGTCTCCGCAAGTGCACGCAGTCGACATTCGCGCAAGGGAGCGCGATGAAATCCACGAAACACTGATCAACCTCCTCCGCCTCCATGCCGATGGCTGCCTGCGCGGCATCGTCTTCGGCCTAGTGCTGGACAACGGCGATTACCGCATTGGCGTCAAGGGAACGCCGCGCCGACACCCAATCGAGGCGCTCGGCCTCTTCGCGCGCGGCACGGCCACCGCAAATTCCCTGCTGACTGAACACCTCCAGTCGCTCGTGTCGGTTGAGTAGCCCTATCGGACATATATGTCCGATAAAAACAATTTCCGATGCACTCCCTCGCAATAGTACATTTATGTCTTGTTCATAGTTCATATATGCACTATTCTCGCCTCCAGTTCGTTTCGGAGGTCACATGCAACGACTGTCCCACCTGAAAGGCATCGCGCTCTACGCAGCGCTCGTTATCGGCACGCTGTGCTTCCACGCATTTGCACTCCACCTCGATGAAGAGGCGCAGCGAGACGCGCGTGAGCGCATTGCCCACCAGCAAGCCTGAGGTACACCATGCGCTCGCACGCTACCCGCCTTGCTGAGGGCTATTTCAGCCGCCACCCCGGCGCAGCCATCGTCCTGATCGTCTTGCTGTTCGGCCTTGCGGGCGCAGTTGCGCCGGCCGCCGCAACGCTTCTCGCGTGAGGTCGGCCATGGCAAAGAAACGACTCACCTACTTCGAAGATCTCTGCGCACTGCCCCTACTGCGACAGGCCATCCAGCAGGAAGAGGATCGCCACCGATCCCGAATGGCAGAAATTCAGACGATGACAAAGGCGCTCATTACGCTCCAGGTCGAACGCCCGGAGATTGAACGCAACGGGTTCCGGCTATTTGGCGACAGCATCCGGCGCGACTTCGCAAAGTCGACGCTCGTCTACACCGGCTGCATGGGAGCCGGCGATGAAATCCGACTTGCGACAGCGCTTCTGCGCTCGGGCTGGAAGGTCGTTGATCGCGATAGCGGCCCCTACCCGAGCCCGACGTTCCGCAAAGGGCGCTTGAACTTCAAGGTGTCGTGCTGGAAAGCGGACTCGCTTGCGGAAGCCGAGCGTCGGATCGCCACCCAGACCACGGAAAGCGCCACTCAACAATGAGCCGAGCGCGCTTTTCCCGTGCCGACCTGATCGCCGAGTTTCTCCGCGTGCGCGGCAGTGGCCGCCCCGAGGAACAGGTCGACATCCCGACCATTCGGCGCCAGCTCACACGTTCCCTGCGCGCATTTCGACGTACCCAGCGCGACGCACCGCGCCGCCGCTATTCCCCCGCCGTTGACCTGAAAAAGCTGCAGGCCAACGACCTCGACTGACCTACCTGGAGCACCGATATGTTGATCGGACTGGCCGGCAACGCCGGCGTTGGTAAAGACACGGCCGCAGGGTATCTGCGCGCCGCTCACAGCTTCCGGCAAATTGCCTTTGCCGATCCCATCCGCGCGATGTTGCTCGCGGCCCTGCCCTCGCTGGAGCCCAAGGATTTCGAGCACGGCCGCAAGGAAGAGATTCTGCCCGGCCTCGACAAATCGCCACGCCAGCTCATGCAGCTGCTCGGCACCGAGTGGGGCCGCAACCTCGTGCACCCCGAGATTTGGGTGCGCCTGGCGGAAGACAAGGTGCTGGCCGAGCACGTCTCGCTCGGCCGCGCCCTGGTGATCTCCGACGTGCGCGCGGAAAACGAAGCCACGATGATCCGCAAGTACAGCGGCGTGATCGTTCATTTGCATCGCAAAGCCGCCGCACGCGTCGCTGCTCACAGCAGCGAAGCCGGCATCAGCGTCCATCCGCGCGATCACGTCATCCACAACGATGGTCGCCCGGAAGCGCTGTTCGACACGCTCGATGCGCTGGTCGAGAACCTCCACTTCGAGCAGGTGAACGTATGACCGGAGATGCCGCAGTGCTTGCACAGCGCGTCGCTGCGCTCGAGGCGGAACTCGCGATCTGGCATGCCGCAGCCGTTGCAGAGAACGACTACGCAAACGCGCGCGTTCCCGCCGGCAGCCTCGCCGAAATGGCGCTCTTTCAGCGTCTGCAGTCCGCCATCCAACAGCGTGCGCCGCTGCGCATGGCCGCGATCGAAGCGGCAAATACGCATCCGGGCCTGCGCGCTGCCGCCTGACCACCGACGCTCCACGAGGGAAGACATGCGCATCAACGTCTACAGCCAGGAATTGACCGATGAGGTGGTTGCCGTCAGCAAGCCGAGCAACACAGGCGTCACGTACAGCGCCGTACAACTCATCTTGCACAGCAGCGACAAGCTCCACCATCCGCCCCAGGACGACGACCGTAGCGCAGTGACGTTCTGGCTGCCGAGGTCCCCATACCGCCGCGAACAGCTCGCGCAGACCTTCGAGCGCATGGCCGAAGTGGTCCGCGAATCTCCGCCGGAAACCGGCCTCGACTGAATCCACCCACATCAATAGGTAAGCCCATGTTCGCAGAACTTCATTCGCTCGCACAGGCAGCCTCGCTGCTGATTTCCGTCACAGCCGAAGGCGACGCCCTGCGCGTAACCGTCAACGCGGCACCAACCGGAAAAAACGGTCCAGCCATGCATCCGCTGGTGCTGGTCGGCACACCCGCAGAACTCGACGCCGGCTTTGCGGAGGCCATTCAGATTTTCGAGCCGAGCGCGCTGCCACTCCTGGATCAAGCGCGCGCCGCTGCCAACGCCAACGGTAACAAGGGCGCGCCCGCGCTCAAGCCCCCTCCAAAGGCCGACGCCAAAGGTTCCCCGGCAGCGGCCGGCAACCCGCCGAAGCGCCGCCCTGGCCGCCCAACCAATGCCGAGAAGGAAGCGGCCGAAGCCGCCAAAAAGGCGGGCACAGCTGAGAGTGAAGGCACCTTAGAAGCGACGGACGCCAGCGCCGATTCGGACACCCCCGACGTCGACCCACGCCAAATGTCGCTGGTCGACGCCGAAGCAGCCGGCAGCCAGGAAAGCACGGAGGCCGCGACCGCCGAACGGGTGCCAGCCGATCAGACCGCCGATGCTCAGCCCACTGAGCCCGCCAGCACCGATCCGCGCGACACCGGTCTCGATCTGCCGATCTAACAGGAACACACCATGCAGACCACCCAACTGACCCGCGAATTCCGCTACAACGGCGTGCGCCTGGCCGACCCGTCCCCCAATTTCACTCTGGAGCAGGTGCGCGACTTCTACGCCAACACCTACCCCGAAATTCTGAACGCCGAAATTGACGGCCCGACCATCGAAGGCGAGCAGCAGGTGTATTCGTTCCGCCGCGCGGTCGGCACCAAGGGCAACGATCTGGCCGCCCTGCGCGAGAAGATTGCGAACGGCACGCTCTGCAGCGCGCAGCGCGACAACCTCATCGCCACCAGCCACCTGAATCAGCCTGCGGCGAAGATTCTCCGCCAAACCACGCAGCGCTACCGTAGCTCGCACGGCCGTGCGCGCAATGCAGCGCTGGTGCCGACTTCCGCGTCGCTGCAGGTGCTGGCATGAGCGCCCTCGCCCTTCCGCGCCTGGACGGCGTGCCGACCCGCTTTGCTTACAAGAACCGCGACGAAGCATGGCACACGCCCGCGCTGCTCGCCCTGCTGGACGGTGGCGCCCTGACGCCGCAAGACGCGCAGCCGAAGCCAGCGAGCCCGACCGCCTTGCTCAAGCGCACCCTGCAGCGCCACTGGAACGACGTTACGGCCGGTGCACGGCTGCTCGTCTGGAATCTGCACGTGCGGTCGACCTTCAGCAGTTGGAGCACGCGGCCCGAGCCGCCAGAACACCTGTGGCTGTTCATCGGTGCCGAGGAAGACCACCCGCTGGCCGCGCCGCAGCTCTTCATCGGGCCCGCATTCGAGCGCCTCGAGGCCGTGCGCAAGGGACTGGGGCAAACCGTGCTGGCCGTGCTGTACGACGCGCTGCGCCACCTGCCCAACGTGCTCACGCCGCAAGAGTCGTTCTACCAGGCAAGCTGGGTCCACTGGCACGGCTGCGACGACGAAGAGGAAGCGATCGAATTCCTCTTCGCGGAAGGGGAATTCGAGACGCGCGAGCAAGCCGAGGAAGCCTACGAAGGCCCCACGCGCCTCGACTTCTTCGAGCACGTGCCGGAATGGGCAGTGCACCCCGAGCGCGTACTGACCGATCGGCAAGTGCGCCTGGCCGCGCGCAAAGACGAGTTCGCCGAGCAAGTCATTGCGGCCGTAGATGCGATTTGGCAGCACGCCCGCGCAACCTGCGCCGCGGGCCGCTACGCCGACTGCGGCACGAACGACGCCGACGGCGACTCCATCTGCTGGATCGCCGTGCTGCAGTGGCACCCGGAAGACCTGACGATTCGACTGGCCCACGACTTCATCCAGTACGTGGGGCAAGGCGACTACACGGACGCCGCAACGGTCAAGATCTTCCCGCTCGACAGCACCGACTCCGCCAACTGGCTGCAGACGATGCGCGCCAACGGCGAGCTCGCGCGCCGCGTCGAAACCCTCCTCGACCTGCTGGCCACGCAAAACCCGCTGCGCCAGCAGATCCGCGTGCAGTGAGGCGCCCATGAGCCAAGTGACCATTGCAACCGGCAGCACGGGCGAGCTCAAGCTGCGGCACGCCGTGATGCTCTACGACGGCGCCTCGCCCGACAGCACCGTCTACGCGACTGTGCACGACGTTGAGGTGCTGCCCACCGGCCCGCATCTGCTGCCGGGGCGCGCGCTCGAGCTGGCTGAACTCAGCCGGTTTGTCGAAGCGGCGCAGGCACAAACGGCGTATCGGGGCTTTGTCGACTCACGCCTGCTCTACGTCGCGCCCAACACCCTGGCCTGGTGGTGCCCGGCCGCGAGCCGCACCACGTGGTTCCAGTCCGACGCGCCGATCGGCCAGCGCCACGGCGTGACCGCGCACCCGGCGCTCGTATTCATCGTGCGCGAGCTGCACTGGTACGTATTCGCCCTGGACAAAAACGAGCGCCCCGAGCCGCGCACGGCGCTGCGCGTCGCGCCCTACTTCAACGTCTGGGAAACCGGCGAAATCTGCACGGGCAATGTGTCGCTGCCCGACAAGCCGACGCCGGACGCGATGCGCACGTACGAGGAAGCCTTCTTCCGCAGCCGATTTACGCACCCGAACCACGCGCGCATCACGCGCTACAAGGGCGGCGGCCGCGCGCTCTGGGCGCACCTGCTCGACCACCCCGAAATTACCGAATTCCCGAAAACCGCCCTGCTGCCGCAAAAGGAAACGCTGGAGCAGGCCATCACGCGCATTTCCTCCGGAGCCTGACATGCAAGCCATCATCCAACAATTCCACGCCTCGTCTCAGGAAGGCCTCAAGCTCATCGCCGGCGCGCTGGACGATTTCGCGAAGGCCGCGGCCGACAAAGTCGCCAAGGCACTGCGCAACCCGATCGCCGCTGACCCGGCCGACGAGAAATACGAGCTCGACTCCAAGCTGTGGGACAGCGCACCGACGGTGGCCGTGCCGAAATTCGCGGAGTTCCAGGAGCTGCAGGAGGTTGGCCACCGCTTCCTGGCCACGGCGGAGGGCCTGTTCGTTGAAGTGCGCCGCCCGTGGCTGCATCTGATCCAGCCGGTGGCGCCGCTCAATGGCCAGACCGTGCGGCCGCCGTATGGCACGGTCAAGCCCAAGGTCAAACTGGCATTCGAGCGCCTCGGCGCGGCATTCCCGTTCGTGCGCGACTTTATCGACGCGGCGCGCGCGGCTGCGCCAAATGAGCACGCGGCATGGGTCATCTGGAATAGCCGCAGCGGCGACCTGCAGTATCGCGAACTCGCGATCACCATCGCGTCGCCGGATGCGATTTCCTACGACCGCCCCGCGCTTGCGCCGCACGAATCGCTGGTGGTGGATCTGCATAGCCACGGCGTCACCGACGCATTCTTCAGCTCGACAGACAACGAGGATGACGCCGGCGAGGTCAAGATCTCCTGCGTGGTTGGCAGCCTGGCCGACGGCAAAACCCCGTCGATCCAATTCCGGCTGTGCGCACTCGGCATGTTCCTGCCGCTGAACGTGCCGGCGGCCGCAGTCATTGGAGACGGCGCATGACGGCCGCTGTCCACATCACGCCGGCGCGCATGCTGTCCGAGTGCACGCACATCGTGTTGATCGGCTGCGGGGGCAACGGGTCGCAGATGCTGACGGGCCTGGCCCGGCTCGACCACGCCATCCGTGCGCTGGGCCACCCAGGCCTCGACGTGGAAGTGTTCGACCCCGACACGGTGAGCGAGGCGAATATCGGCCGGCAGCTGTTCAGCCCGGCCGACGTCGGGCAATTCAAGGCATGCGTGCACACCCAGCGCGTCAACCACTTCTTCGGGCTGGACTGGCGTGCGCACCCGCGCAAGTTCGAGCGCACGCAACACGCCTATCCAGCAGCACGGCCGGCCATTTTCATCGTGTGCGTTGACAGCAAGGCGGCCCGCAAGTCGATCGATGCGGGCGTGGCGAACCGGCTGAATACCTACGTGCTGGATCTTGGCAACCGTGCTAGCGACGGCCAGGTGGTGTTCGGCCAAACGCCGATGACCGCACGCGACGATGCCACCCTTGGCGAGGCCCATGGCGACCGATTCAATCCCGCCGGCAGCGTGCTACTGCCCTACCCCTACGCCATGCTGCCCGAACTGGTCGACACCAGCGAGCCGGAGGACGACACGCCGTCGTGCGGCCTGGCCGAGGCGCTCGCACGGCAGGAGCTGTTCGTCAATCAATCCGTCGCCACGCCGGCACTGGCCATCCTGTGGGAATTCTTCCGACATGGCCGGCTGACCTGGCATGGTGCATTCGTCAACCTAAAAACCGGCAGCATGCGCCCGTTGCTTGTGCGCGCCGCCGGCCCCGTGGAGGCCGCCTAAGATGACCGCTAACAACTCCGTTTTTGCTCACCGCTACGAAGCAGTTGAGAATCTCGTGCACGAGGCAGCCCGTTGGCTGTATGCGCGCCGCCAACGCTTGACGCACGAAGACCCGAAGGGCGATCTGCAAGCCGATGAGCGTCATGCCCTGCGTGACCTTGAGGATGCAATTGACGAGGTCGCGCTGCATGGAATCAAAGCACATGCGGACGATCTACACGTGGACGCCACCGCCACCGCGATGAAGCAACGGCTGGCCCAGAAACGCGCCGCCGGCTATCGTGGTTGGGATGCCCCCGACGCTTGCAGCACTCAGAAGCTCACAGCATTACTGCGTAGTTCGCTGAGCAAGGGCAAAGCGCTGGATGTGGCCAATTTCGCCATGATGCTGCACCGACGCGAGGCCGCGCCCGAGGCCATCATCGAGGCCCAACAGTACGCGGACCTGCAGGGCCTTGCAGAACGCCTGCTGGCGCCGCGCGAAATCGTACGCGACAAGGATGGCTGGCTCACCCACCCAGCCATGCCGGCATGCGACGAGGGCGTGCGATACGACGAGCTGCTCGCTGCGTTCGGCATTGAAACGCGGTTCGTCGATATGGAATCCGATGTGAGCGCCGAAGAATTCGACCGCCTCGTCGAATCAAATGACAGCGCATTTCCCGATTGGAACCCAACTCAACCCGAGGGCGATGGCTGGCGCCTGCTCGAAATCTTTGACACCGAAGATGGCCCTTATGCCCTGTTTGCCCGCAAGGAGCAAAAGCGATGACCAGCATGCAGCCGAAGTATGGCTCCGCGACCGACGTTGCGAAGCGCATCCGCGAATGGCTCGGCCCGCATGGCCGAGAAAATACTGCATCACTGCTGCTACACGAGGCCCTGCAGGCGCTGGAGGCACAATCAACGATCGGCGTCGGCGATGGTTCAGGAAATTTGTTCGTTCGCGGCGACCACGATGCGATCAAGTGCGTGCAGGGCTATATCTTTGATGCCGAGAAGTGGCGGGCCGCCCAGCCGGGGGCGGATGCGCGGGCGGCACGGGCTCTTTGCGCAGCGGCAGCGAAACGCAGTGACAAGACCGATGGCGAACTGTGGGGGGAGTATCAAGACGAGTTCATCGCTGATGCCAAAGCCGCACTACTCGCGGCCCAGTCCGGCCAACGGGCGACCCCTGAACCTATGGTTCGTTTTTGCCCACAGTGCGGGCTAATTGGCGAACCAGGCGAGAGGTACCGAGATTGCTGCCCTGACGGATCGCATGCGCGTGTCGTACCGAAGAAATTTGCCGAAGACTGCCGCCAACTTTTCCGCTTGGTTGTGGATGGCGTCAAAGCTGAATCCCCCACGACTGAGTCCGGACAGCAGACGGCAGTCGCCACGGACGCACCGACGCGCGGTGCAGATATCCCGGCAACGATGCGTCATGATGCCGGCGCCTATGCACGCTGCGATTACTGCGGGCGATATTCGGACAACCCGAAATCTCTAGCTCGAAATGAATGGCCATGCGACTGCGGAAAACTGCACGGCTGGTGCGGATCGTTCAAAAAGCCAACGGCAGAATCACAGTGGAGCGACGCCACCCCCATGCAGCAGGAGGCAAAATCGTGATCCCTCCGATGACAGATCCATTGGGGCGCTTCTGGAAGCAACCGGATCGCACAGAAATCCTGATGGACAGCAAGCACGCCGTGATGAACCGATCGTCATTCGATCGACTCTCCGAATATTCCACCTCCCGCCCGACCGGTGTGTACCCCGGGAAGATGTGGAAGTCGATCACCCGCGACGGCGCGCCCTATCTGTGCTGGTACGGAATCGTTGAGGGGCGGGACGATCTGTGCTCAAACAACGCGCGCCAGATTCTCATTTGCGACTAGGGGCACCCGATGAAAACCGTCTTCCTGCTGATGGCCCAATACGAAGCGCAAGCCGTCGTACCAATCGATGCGGTCTGTCGCGACTACTTCGCCCCCCTGACCGTTGCAACGCTTCTGCGCAAAATCTCCGCCGGCGAAATCCGACTGCCGCTAGTGCGCATGGAAGCATCCCAAAAAGGAGCCAAGGGCGTGCACGTCGAAGATCTAGCCAGCTACATCGATGCACGTCGCGCCGCCGCGATGAAGGAATGTATGCAGCTCTGCACCTAG